AAACAAGCTCAGTCGGAGGAGAAATCTACTCAGGTGGTGGAGCCATTCATTCAGGAACCGGAAATATCTATTCGGCCTCAGGAAATATCTTCACCACATCAGGGTACTTGAGCGCAGGCGGGAAGATTTCTGCAGGAACGTTCATAACCGCTGGAACATACATTAACGCAGGTAGTTCCATCGTAGCCGCTGAGCATATTATCTCAACTGGAGGCTCATTCTATTCTCGTACTACCAGTACATCCTCTGCAACTCCGTCTAACTGGTTTGCACCGGCATCGGGAGAGTGTGGTATAATATCTTACGTGGGCAGTTCTTACGAGTGTATCTATGTTTATACGGGAACATCTTTGACCCCTATTACACCTGGCGGCGATGCTGGATATGTTCAGGCAAGTGGTTCATATATCCAGATTCTATCTGATGGAAGTGCTACGATTATATTTAATTCGTTACGGCTTAAATAAGGGGGCTACATGAAACTATCGATGGTACAGCAATTACACGAGTCGGGAAGCATCGACCTGCTTGCCTCGATGCGACTGCGCGGACAAAAACGAGTAGACGCTCGGCATCTTGTGGACGGCTTGCGGAAAGAACTGTCCATGTACTTCGCAGAACGTGACAAGATAATCAGGGCCCATGCACCGGATGGTAACATCGGGCCGAAAGACCCTGGATATGGCGAGGTGGTAGCCGAGATAGTAGAGATGCTTGATTCGGATATCGATATCAAGGTTCCAGTGTTATTTACCGAGGCCGAGGCGATGGAATACGACATGACGCCGGCGCAGGAGCGGTGCCTGATCGCGGCAGGCATCATTGACAACGGCGATAAGCCATGCAAAAATACCAAAGAGGAGAAAACGACATGACAGTAAAACTGTACCGATTCTTCGACGCGATCCCATTACTTCTCGAACTCAAGAATCCTCAACGATGGTCGTGGATCATGCGGGCCATTTTCAATGATGAGAAGATGAATAAAGCTTCCGTGTTCGGCATGAGCGCCGAAGATCTCAAGAATCCCGACAACCGGCTCGATCAGGCATTCGCCTTTGAATCAAAAGTGAGCGACCGGCGATGGGGACTCTACGCATATCTCCGCCGTCTCTGTCTCGTCGCAATGCTCACTCACTACAAAGACGCGCATGATATCCACGACTATGATGCGAGACTCGAACAGGAAATGAGATACCTAATCGACGAGGAAGAATCGTATCCCGAGGTTGCCGAGTATCTCACCGTTCAGGATGTTGTCGAGGATTCGTTCTGGGATGAATGAATGAAAACGAAGCCAACGAAACTCTTAGGATATATCTTCGCAATTCTCACGGCGACGATCCTATTGATCCATACGTTCGTACTTCTTTCTCATGGAACTATCGCGAGTTGGAAAACGCCGATATTTGCTTTCTATGTCGTCGCCTTCATGATCTCCGCTTACACGAATAGGATCGTCGCCTTATATATCCAGGCCGTGTTGATTTATTCTATCGCGATTGTATCGGCATGGTCAGATTACAACTCGTCGGCATTTATGATTATTCTCATATCGCTTTCCGCCTCGCTTCTTTTCGCCGCGGGGTTCTATTCGACCTACGCATGGCCGAAGGTAGGAATTCTCGCAGCGGTGAATATGCTAATACTCATATTCGGCCCGCTATTCGGCAATGAACACGGAGTCATCATCGCAATAGAATGGACGGTATTCATCACCGCATATTGTCTCATCCTCCGCGTTTTGTTCTCGGACGAGATAGACAGACTCAATGAAATTGAAACGAAGGTCGAGGAAAAGTATTCACGCTTACTCGGTGAGGCTACGGATATTGCTCGCGAGGCTCTGGATATCCTCCATGGCCTAAAGGATAAGGTGGACCGTGGATGAAAAAATATTGTCCGAGAAGGTTGTCCGACTTGAAGAAAAGTACGATACACTCGTCCGCGATATCGCCGAGGTAGCGAAAAGAATGGATATCGTAGAGGAACGGTGTCACCGTGACGACCTTGAAAAGCAGACACTCGAAACCGCGATACAGAGGGTAGAAACTATGGTCAAAGGAATCCGCGACGAGATGAAGGAACGCAAGGATACCAGGTGGAAGGCCGCGCCGATTATCGTGTCGGTGCTTGCGCTATTGACCGGAGCCGTCAATGTCATATCGGCATTCGTGAGGTGAACTAATGAGCCTGCTATACCAGACCGATTTTCCGTGGGATTCGCCTGTGAACAAGTACGGCTGTTATTTTATGAGTCTCGCATATTACGGTAATAAAATCGGTAACCGCTATACGGTAGATAGTCTCATCAAGATATGGGGAAAGGCCGTGAAGCTAAAAATAATATCCGGCGACCTGAACAACGACGGCGACGTAGACGACGCGGGAGAAAGTATCATCCTCGACCCGAACGGACTATGCCGTCTCCTCGACCTTCCCTTGCGCTATCTCGATAAACACTTTCCTGTCGAGACACCTATATCGCCGAATCAATTCGTCATCGCGCCTTGGTACAATCCAAGGACCAAGTATATTCACTTCGTGGTCGGCACTTCGCGTCCCGTGGAGTACGATCCGATTCGTGGAGGGTCTGTCACGGTGCGCGAAGGGTGGCCACAGAGCCTACGAATATACGAGGTGACGGCATGAAGGAATTGAAAGGGAAACAACTTTCGTTATTCTCGAAGATCATTGCCATGGTGTTTCTATTCGCAGGGTTCTTCGTCATGCTACTCACTGGATCGGCTCGACCTGTCGGTGATCTCATTACAGTTGGCCTTACCATCGCCGGTATATTCGCGCCGATTGACGCTTCCATGGTAGTAAACAATTTCAAGAAACCGAGGGAAGGAAATGACAGATGAAAAAAGAGAACTGGTTAAAGGCATTATCATTGTTATTGCTTGCGCTGGCCTTGTTGTTTGTAGTTACCTACTCGGGGCATACGTCGGAGTTGATCGATCCGAGTATGACAGGCTCGTCGCAGAACGAGACGGGATCATCGCCGAACAGCGTGACGCCATTGGACGACTTGAAGGACTCCTGGGCGAAGCTCAAGGAAGAGCTGAAGGGCTTATCGGAGGACTCGGAGACGCTATCGCTCTTGCTGGACAAAGCTCTGACCGAAGCAAGCGCATTGCAATCCTCATTGACGCAATCGATGACGCAATCGGAAACCTTGAAACGCTTATCGATGGACTTGGAAACGAAGCTCAGGGATCAGGATCAGGCGCATCGAGCGCAAGTACTGGCCCTTGAAATAGAACGAGGATGGTGGGTCACGGGAACCGTGATCTCATCCATCCTCGCGGTAGGAATCGGCGTCGCGTGGATACTAAAGTAATCCTTCCTCCTTCATGTTCCCGATGGTCGTTCTGATCAAGTCAACGACTTCTTTCTCCGACATTCCAGATTTCCCTCGGTCGCGATTCGCGGTCATTCTCGTCACCTTCTCTTGGATCGCCTGGTAACAAAAATACTTGATAAATCGATCTCCGCCGGCAAGTTCTGAAAGCATCGAGGATTGCCCAGGTTCGATCTCTAACACTATCCGCATGGATTTATACTCCTTTCTCGTTATCGTGTAGTGACGCTACTTCCTCAAGCGTATACGGGTATTTATTCTCTGACCTCTATCACCTCCTCGAACGTGGCCGTCGTTTCCCCTTTTGACAGCCAGTAATTGAGCATCTTCTCGATGCTTCCCGAGAGTTCCCAGAGCTTCGCCGAACCGTTGCGGTATAGGCATTCCTGGCGCATCTCAACAACGGCGTCGGTCAACACCTCGTAGGTGTCGTGCTTTACGGTCTTAGTAATCGGATCGGATTTTACTGACATCATCGACACTTCTCCCTGGAGAAAGAATCGGCCCGGTATACACCGGGCCACGGTCACTACCTCATGCAAGCCAAGTACGCTTCCCGCTCTATCTCCTCGACGATCTCGTTCTTGAGTACCGACGAAATGTCCTTCGAGTCCTTCGTGTTGTCGAAGTAGATATTCGTCGCCTCGAAGTACCCAGCTTCGTCCTCGTCCTCGAAAGAGTGAGATTTGTTAGCCGGGTAGTAATTCCCCTCGACGTAAAAATCGATCTCTTGCACCGTCACGTTCACAAACATCATCTTACCTCCATGGGTAGAAGTGTACACCTATTGACATGATATGTCAACTAAAAAGCGAGATTATTTTCCCGGCTCTTGTTTCCTCTCGATGTACTCCCCACACACGCCATTCCGTCCGCTCGGTTCATACCATGTATTCGCCTTGTTCTCGTCATCTACCGAATCCGGTAGCCTACGGCACATTTCGCATTGCCCGCGATACTTCTCGATTCCCATGCACCTCACGACCATGTTTCTTGCCATACCGATCCTCCTCTATTCGTTATCGCCTGTAAAATCGAGCATTCCTCTTGATATCTCTTTTTCCACTTCCTTGAGATTTTTCACAGCTTGATTGTAATAGCTTGGTTTCAATTCGATACCGATAAACTTGCGCCCGAGTTTCACCGACTCATAGCCTTCCGAACCGATGCCAGCGAATGGCGACAGTACAAGATCACCTGGATTAGTCCAGAGCTGGAGCGCACGGTGGATGACCTGCAACTGTAGCGGACATATATGCCGCTCGTCCTTCTCGTCTCGTGCCGCTCGCGCTTGTAGCGTATCGCTCGGGTTTATGTCCATCCATACAGGACTGGCATACCGTTGCCATATATCGATCGATAGCCGTCCGTTCGATTGAAACGTCGATTGATCGCCCTCGAAGTGGTCAAGTTCTCCCGCCACGGGATTGGAGTTCTCCCCAGGTTTCCGCATTGTCACGAGGTAATCAGGAACACCTTGACGGCTCATACAAGAATCCTTGACGAGTTGCTTGTGAAGTAGTCCGATCGCCTTCGTTCTTTGCATAGCTGTCACGGGATCTTTCCATATGCATACCTCGGAATGGTAAATGAATCCTTCTGTTTCAAACATTCGTATCAACTCTCCGCGAAAGTCACGGATTCCGATGTATCCATGATGAGTCTTACTTGTAGGCAAGTTCATGCAATGAAACGATACCAATCTCCCAGGCTTGATCACGCGATACAATTCATTGATGAGATACTGGAAATGCTCGGCGAATTCCGCCTCATCCTTTGAGTTCCCCATGTCTCTGTCAGATGCCGAGTAGGTATAGAGTGACGCGAACGGAGGGGAGAAGATTGAAAATCCGATTGACTCATCGGCTATTTCCTTTACTCGTTCCACGCAATCGCCGAGCATCATCTTCCACGACTTCCCGGCATCCTCTCCGGTCACGTATTCGCTTTTCGTTCTCTCGATCCCTCGGATGTTATCGGAGTTGATTTCTTTCATGTTCTCAACCATCATCTCAGCCATCTTTCTCGCGTCCTCCTCTTTTCTCTTGATGTTCTTCACTACAGCTCCTTCGATATCCGATGTTATCACGTAGCAATCGACAGGATACTTTTGGCCGAACCTCCAGCATCTACGAATCGCCTGGTAGAATGATTCGTAGGAATCGGATAGCCCTACAAAAAAAACATTATGACATATTTGGAAATTCATTCCGAATCCGCATATCTTTGGTTTACTCACGAGGCATTTTATCTCACCTCGGGAAAACCTAAGCATCGATTCCTCTTTATGTTTTTCGGTATCGCTACCATTCACCTCGACGGCTTCGTTGATTAAACTCGTCAACATTGCGCTTTCGTCGTTCAGATCGCACCATACCATGACGGGTCCATCACACTTATTCGCAAGATCAGCGCAAGCTCTTGCGCGAGCCGCGATAGTCGAACGCCTCGCGGATTGCCGTTCTCGCAGTGTCAACGCCTCAACCGCGAAAAGCATTCCTTCTGTTGGCTCTTCGCTATGCACGGTGATCTGATTCATTCGCAATTCTGGGAGTATGAAATCTCCGTCCTCATATCCAAGGTCAGACGGCTTGCGAACCATTACCGCCCACGAGCATACCCATTCCCAGAACTCTGACTGAGCATGACCTTTCAATCTCCATGTTTGAGTCTCTCCGCCGTCATGTACGAAAAACATGGATAGCATTTCCGTTCTCGTCATTGCACCGAGGAATTCCGAATGGTTCCCGAGTTCCATAAAATCATTCGGCGCAGGTGTGGCGGTACAGGCGAGTCTAAATTGGATTTTACCGAATCTCTCGATAAGATCGGTTCTGTATTTCCCGGTATAGCTTTTTAATATCGACGATTCATCGAGAACGATTCCGGTATATTCGGATGGATTGAACTTATCTATACGCTCGTAATTCGTTATGGTGACGCGTCCGCGAGGTGTCCCGTCATCGGAATACTCTACCGCATCCTCGTGAAACTTTTCTGACTCGCGGATTGTTTGAGCAGATACCGCGAGAGGTGCGACGATCAGCACTCGGCCTGGTATATGTTTCGCCCATTCGAGTTGCATCGCCGTTTTCCCGAGTCCGCAGTCGGCAAAGATCGCGGCTCTTCCTCGTCTCAAAGACCAATGCACTATATCGCGCTGAAAGTCAAATAGCATTGGATTCAGTTCTGGTATTGCCGAGATACCTGTCGGTATATCGACGATCTTTTTCCGTGCGAGAAAATCAGCGTATTCTGTATTCCCCATCGTTTCCCCCATTACCGATTACTATATCATATCCATGTAAATAATGCAAGAAAAAAATGATTGCCGGTGACGTTTTTCCGGCTCCCTTGCGGGACGTTCCGACTCGTCTATGTGACCGGTAGATTTGTCGGCATATCTCAAGCCCTCGCCGATGGCAACGCCTGACGGGGCGAAAGATCAACCGAATACCGCTTCAACGAGCTTTTTCGTAGACTCTGACAATTTTCTCTCTCCGTTGTACCAACTCTTCCATCCTGAGAATCCCATGTTATATGCCATTACTGCCCATACCCATGATCCTGTCTTATCGTGCATTGATCGCAAGTGAGCCGCGCCGATCCGCATATTGTCGCGCCATGATAGAGAGTCGAACGGCTCCCCGTCATTGTACCATCGTGCGAAATCAGCGACCGAGGAAGAGTTGATACCGCACAATCCCACGTCTCGCGTTCCATTCGTATTGGTAACGATCTCCGTTTCGTTCCATCGGCTTTCCCATGCGATAAGACGCGCCATGTATTGGATAGGTACGTCATATTCGGTACATACCGTGACGAGTTCGCCATAGTATTTCTCTGGGATCTCTGTAGTCGGTACGTTCTGGCTCCATCCGTAGCAAGCAATAACCAGGAATACCGCGATATATTTTCTCACTTCGTCTTCCGCCTTTCTCCGTCAGTCTTTATTGCGATTCTCTCCTCGGCGTCCTCATATGCTTGATCGAGCATATCGAACGTAAACTCACCATTGCCGACGATTCTATCGATTTCTGAGTATAATGCGTCAATATCAGTTTCGTGGTCGTCGAACCATGACTTCATCGCAGATTTGCCTTTCGCAGATACGCCGAACCGCACCGAACATCGCATGATGAATTCGTCTCTCGTCATCTTCCCGTACTTCCTGAGAACGTGATACCTATTCGCGTCTCGTTCTCCATGTATGGATATTCTGGTATCAGCAGAAGATTAGATATTATCGGGTGTGTACAGTTGTGGTAAAAATATACCGCGACATTTTCTCCGATGTTAGCCGTAGCCTCGAAAACATAATTGACGAGATATGGCATGAAATAGACTCCTCCACAATATGCCTGGTAATTCTCTATCTCGGCCTCGATCTCAAGGAAGTCAAAGAACTCGAACGATATTCCTACCTCGGCATAGGTGGTCATGATCGCGAGTTGTAACCGCTCTCCCTCGATTGCCTTATCCTGTAGCGGGACAAGTCCGACCGATAACAACCATCCGACGACTAACCATTCAGCCATTGCGGTTCCTCCTCTCCATCCACTTGAAGAAAATGTCCGCCGTATAGTCGATGACATAAGCTACGACCATGCCGATAATAAAGCCGACGAAAATAAGTATGTCGGTATTCATCATTCTTCCTTCCATTCATGAATATTACCGACGATATGATATCGTTTTCTCGTAAAGCTTCGGAACTCTTCTCTCGTATATCTTAGCATGAATGATAACCATTGAGGATCATAATAGACTTCTTTGACAACATATTTATCTACATCTTCGTCATAGAGATGAATCATATCCCCTTCGTATATGTCAACTCCATTATAGTCTTTCATGCCAGTGAATTGTTCTATAATCAAATCGTTATACCGCAATAATCTATCTTCGCTTTCCTCGAACTGTTGCCCAATGAGGTCAAAACAAGTGACCTCGCCGAAAATACTGAATCCAGAATTAGGCCAAGGAAGTAGATACTTCATTGTTTTCTTGTCCCATACGCGAAACTTCAATTCTTTCATCTTCTCTTCCTCCTCGATCTCGGGAATCCTTGCGCCTCTCGTTCGTCGCCTCTGAATATCAATATCGATATCCACACGAGAACGATAATAAGAACCGCCATGGCTATGGTACTGATTAACATCGTGCCCATTATTCCATCCCTTCGATTATCGCGTCGCCGATTTTGAATCCGGGGACGTAGTGGTACTTGCTATTCTCGTGGTCGATACAATCAAGTCCAGCTCCAGAGATATCCGCATACTCACGTAAGTATTTCAAGAGCGTACTCGGATAGGTATTATATCCGGTTCTCCTGTTCATCTCTTGGAATAGTTGCCAACCCGATATATCCCGTTCATGTTGGTCGTCCATGAATTTAAATAGTGACTGCTTGACTGTCACGGAGCGCCTCCCTGAATTGATCGAGTCCCGCGAGTAGCTCGCGACCTTGGATCACGTTCTCTCGGTATGCCCCATCTTTTCGCAAATTGAGCATGATGCACCTATCGGGGTTCAACGCGAGCGCATAGGCCGCGATTTGCGCCGAATGCCATTTCATTCCCGCGCCTGTTTTGTAGTCCACGAGGACACGCTTCCTGCCGATCTCTGCGAGAAGGTCAAACGTCCCGGCATATCGTAGCCCGTCGATTATCACGTCGATCACCATCTCGGTTTCGATTGCATAGACGCGACGATCCTCGAACCATCGCGCAAGAGCGTTGACATATTCGAGGGCCGCGAGCGGGCGACCTATCGCATCTACCCGCTCACCTCTCGCGTACCGTTGGCATAAGTCATGGACAGCCGATCCGCGCTCACGCGACTCGGAAGTGAACCATCGGTCATCGATCAATCCCGCGTCGTGTAAAATCTGCGTGACGGATCGGACTACCTTGTCGCCGTCGCGGTATTCGTGTAGCGTGGGATCGAAGGTCACGACCGCCTCCCCTGCGTCGTCGTCTTTACTACGCGGACACCTGGCAACGATTCCGCGCCTTTAGTGAGCCGTGCCCATTGGTTGAGCCATGCCTCGTTCGCGCATACCGCCGACAGTGGCGCCTTACCTTCGGCTACCGCTTTGACGATGGTCATAAGATCCACGACCTCGGCGGAATACCTGTCCACGTAATATGTTCCTTCGGCTTTCGCGGGGCCAGCGACATCGATCTTCGGAATCACCACCGGGGCCTCGATTATCGCCTCGGCGGCGTTCGTGAGTCCTACGGCTTGCAATTCCTCGGCGACCTTCAACTGCGCGTCCTCGGCAGCTTTCCTCGCGATCTCCTCGGCCTTGCGCTTCTCCTCGGCCTTGCGGTCTTCCTCTTCCCGTATCCACTTTGCCGACTTTGTACCAGTGACTTTGATAACGTAGTCGAATGGCTCGTCGATCTTTTTCCCTTGCGCGATTGTCGCCTGCCGTTGCTTCTTGCTTGCATCGTCGATAGGATCAAACCACTCGTGGAATGCCTTTCGCAGTCGGTACGCTTCGGCGTTGATCGCGTTCGCCTCGTCGTAGCTTGCCTGGTCAACCACGTCAAGCGTGTCAACCTTGGCCTTGAGCGCAAGGGCCGACGCTTCCGCTTCGTTTGGTTTTCTGTCGATCACTTCTATTCCTGTCATTGTATCCTCCTGGCAAAGATGATATACCATATCAATGGGATATGCAAGGAAAATCTAAAAATATTTTCAGTTGATTAAAACCGCGTACGTCCTCCGCCGATCCTGTACTTTTCCTTTTCGTCGTCCGGCAGCGCGTCGAATCGTTTATAGAAATCATAGAACGCCTTCCCAACACGTTGTTTAGGATCTCCGTTCTTTTTTAACTGGCAAGGACACCAGATAGATGGAATCTCGAACACTATGCCCTCATATTCGTATACCCGTGGCCCGCACATGAATCCACGTCCTTCGATCGCTTCGACAATCTTACGCTTTCTCATGGTTTCTCCTTGTCGAGTTGAAGCAGTTGTTCGGTGCCTTCGGCGGGTTTCACCGTCCACATTCCCATAGAGTGAGCTTTGCCATCTTTAACCGCCGCTTTCGCACAGGTTAAAGCACACACACTGAACTTTTCAAGTTCTTGCATACTCATGATTCGGCGCGAATTTCCTAATATTTCATTAGTAATGATGACCTCAAACATTTCCGTTACCTCCCCGCCGAAGGTCTGCGCCTGTCGGCGTAATAAACGAAGTGGTTACGCCGCTTTGGCGTCCACCGAACATTTGCTTAACCTGCATCCGTCAGGATGTCAGGTTGAAGCAGTTGTTAGGCTTCTTTTATTCCATAAACGTAACGCCCATCCAGAGCTTACATTTATCGGGCCTTCCGCTTTACAATTTCTACACATCATCCACCGCGTTTCTGTTTCAGGATTTAACGCCATAACAATATCATCCGATCCACAGAAAGGGCATGGTACGATTTTGTTGAAACTCCCGTCCATATTCACCTCCCGCGCGTTGTCCGCGCTTTTGCCGTAGGCGAAACGCGGCAGAGCGTCCACCGAACATAGTTTATACTTTTCAGTATAACATCCTACTCCCCCAGCTCCTTTGCCTTCTCCCCGCTCACTTCGACGCGGGAGACCTCCTTGCCGCCTTACCCTTGCGGCCTCACTGGCTGACCGTCTTTCCGGCCTGTAATCTACTTCTTCTCGTATGCCGTCTTCACCTTGGCGAGTAGCTTCTTGAGCGTATCGGGATTCGCCTCGTTTCGCTTTATCGCCGCATCTACTTCCTTCCTCGCCTGCGCCGGAAGTCCGTCGTCGTTTGCGTAGTCCATCAACGTCCGCCACATCTCGGCGACGTCATTGGACTCGGCGGGGACTGTCACGGCGTCATCGGCGACCGCTATGACTTCCTCGGGATCGCGCATGATTCCTGAATCGAAGCTCGGAGAGTCCATGTATTCAAGCCGCTGGTCAGTACCGATCCCGGTAATAACGGCCTGGTCGGTTTTTATCGCCATTTGCATCGTTGTCGATAGGATTCCCCATTTCGACAGAGTATTTTTGAGGACAGTTTTCGACGCCATGGCAGCGAAGTTGTTTTTCCAGAGTCCGTAGTCCGAGTTGTAGGACTTGGAGTAACGCTTTCCGTGCGCTTGGATCTCGGCGATAGTCCAGTACCGCGTCACCTCGTAACCGTTCACGAGGCGGAAGAAAGCCACGTATCCGACAATCTTCGACTCGTCCACGCGGGACCGCTGGCCGTCCTTCACTGGATTGATTCTCACTTCGCCGGTGATGATATCGACTCCATCGAATTCGTCCTCGTACACGGGGCCTACATTGATCGTCTTATACTGACCAGACCTCAGTGCGAGTTGTACGAAACCTTTCGTCATGATCTGGAATTGCGCAACCGTCTTCCCTTTGGTATTATACGGCACGAGGGCCGCGAATCCGAGGGAACCGTCGATAGGCAGGTCGAGCGTGGCCGCTACCATCGCCGACGATATCACACTTTGCGGATCGCAGTCGCGTAGCGTCGGATTCGTCCGCGTCGCGTTGAGTACCGAGGCGAGGAAAGCAGGCGCCTTGTCGCCCATTACCTCGGCGAACCTCGCCTTGACGTAATCGGAATTCACGAGGTCTTTCAGAACCACGAGTCCCTTTTGATCGCTCACTTCATCTCCTTTCCGCGCGAGGCGTGGCGCGGTCACTCTGGTCAAAATACCTCTTGCTTGTCAGATGCCATTGCCTACAGACCGGGCACTGGTAGGCTCTCACGGGGATCTTTCTCCCTCTTCTATTGTGGCAGGACTTCCGCGCATCGTTTACCGCCGAGTTTGCCGCTCTGTAGGAATAGCACACTTTTCCGGTCGCGCAGGTCATCATTTCGAAGGTTCGGGAAGAGCCTCGATGACATCGCGGACGAGTGCGCTCACGGACGTTGCGTTCGCTTCGCAATGTTTTCTTACCCGCTTCTTCTGCGCGGGCGTTACGAATACGACGAGTTTTTCAATGAACCTGGTTTCGATAGGTTTCTTCATGCGTTCCTCCTTATTGGTATAGTATGGCATACTATAGAGTATGTCAAGGAAATATTTTGCCCTGCCATCATCAGGCCGTGAAGGGCGCCCACGGCGACCGGGCGCGAGGCCCGGTTTCGGTTACTCGTCGATATACTCGTATGTTCCGTTTACAAGCTTGTATTGTTCTCTGCGAAATGGATCGATTGAGAATGCGAGTTCGTACGCTTCTCGACTGCCGCTCTCGGGGAGATACATCGTTGCTACTCCATTAGCGATCGTGCCTTTCCCACAATTTGATCCTGTATCCTCGTCCGCGTATG